GGTGCGAAGTCGAGCGGGTACTTCCACAAGAATCATGGGTTCGAATCCCATCGACCGGTCTCAACCCCGGTCGTTCGCCGCAGCGGCCAAGCGGCTACCCCGACCGACGCTCAGGTCTCGAGGTGATACAACGTGGCTCACGTCTAGAACCGAGCGTGAGACCAGACGCGGCGGTCATAGCCTATGGGCCGGGGCAACTCAGGTCAGTCGGTTCCCACAACTTCATCGACGCGGTGCGACGGCCAGCGGCTACTTCACACAACCCTGATTAGGTTGAGGTGCGGGTTCGAATCCCGTCGTCCCCTCGGGGACGTGGTGTAATCGGTAGCATTTCGAGGATCACGCCGCCAGCCACCCGGTCTCGCGTCGACCCACAACTACACACAGGCTTCGCCACGGTGCGACGGCCGGCGGATACTTCAATCGACACCAATTCGATCGTGAAACCCGCCGGTCAGCTCAGGTCTCGTGGTGATCTCGTGAGCGGCCGGGACGGTGCGCGGACGGGCGGCTACTTCGCAAACTGGTTGCAAATGAGCGCCGCCCGTCACCTCAGGTCTCGTTCCGGCCCAGCTCACGTGCAGCGGGGTGGCGCAGTTCGGCAGCGCGCTGGGCTCATAACCCAGTGGTCACGGGTTCAAATCCCGTCCCCGCAACCAGGTGATTCGTCAAGCTGTCGCCGTGACGAGATCGCCGCGGCAACCCGGGTGAGGCTGGGTTGCCGCACCCACGGGACCCCCAGCTAACCGAGTGACGTTCGGTTGGCTGGGGGTCTCTTCTGTCTGACGAGAGAGGAACCACGGAACATGGCAGGGTTCAACAAGCTGGCTACTCAGCCGCGGCGCGCGGCCGCGAGCGGCCCGCTGCGGACGCTCAGCGCGACCCCGGACGGGCTCACCCACGAGGGCGCGCCCGGCTTCCAGCGCGACGCGCAGACCGAGCTGTTCCTGCTGGCGACCACGCGGTTCGCCGGTGAGAGGGGCTTCTACGACACCGCCGACGAGAACGTGGCGCGCCTCCGGGAGCTCGTGACCCAGCTCGCCGTCGACGAGGAGACGTGGCCGTGGGTGCGGGTCTTCCTCTCGTGGCTGCGCGGCCCCGGCAACATCCGCACCGCGTCGATCCTGCTCGCCGCGGAAGCCGTGCACGCCCGGCTCGCCGCCAGCCTGCACGGTGACGGCAACCGCGAGCTGATCACGTCGGTGCTGCAGCGCCCCGACGAGCCGGGCGAGCTCCTGGCCTACTGGCGGCACCGGTTCGGCGTCACCCGCCCCGACGGCACGATCGTCGTCAAGCTGCCGAAGCCGGTCAAGCGCGGCGTCGCCGACGCCGTCACGCGCCTCTACGACGAGGGCGCGTTCCTGCGCTACGACGGCGAGGGCAAGGCGCTGCGGTTCGGCGACGTCCTCGAGCTGACCCACGCCGACGTCCGCGCTCCCGGCGCGGAGCGCACCTGGCAGGACGACCTGTTCCGGTGGGCGATCACCGCCCGGCACGACCGCGACGGGGCGGAGCCGCCCGAGTCCCTGACCCACGTCCGGGTCCGGTGGGCGATGGCGCGCCTGACCCCCGACGAGCGGCACGACCTCGCGCGTCGCGCCCTCGCGGACGACCAGGTCGCCCTCGACCTGATCCACGGGGCGATGGTCGGCCAGTGGGAGTGGCTCAAGTCGTGGCTCGGCGAGAAGCCGAGCGAGGGCCGCGCCGTCACCGACGCCGAGATCTGGCAGCTCGCGCTGTCGAAGCTCGGCTACATGGCCCTGCTGCGCAACCTGCGGAACCTCGACCAAGCCGGCGTCCCGGACTCGGTGATCGGACCGCTTCTGACGCGGCTCGCCGACCCGGAGCAGGTCAAGCGGAGCCGGCAGCTGCCGCTCCGGTTCCTCAGCGCCTACCTCGAGGCCCCGTCCCTGCGGTGGGGCCACGCCCTGGAGCAGGCCCTGAGCCACTCCCTGGCGAACGTGCTGGTGCTGCCGGGCCGGACCCTCGTGCTCATCGACGTCTCCGCGTCGATGACCTGGGACAAGCTGTCCGGCAACTCCAAGATGGACTACTCGACCGCGGCCGCGCTCTTCGGGCTCGCCCTGAAGATCCGGAACCCGGCCGGTGTCGACGCGTGGGGCTTCGCGAACACGCAGTTCCACGTCACCGGCGTCGAGCCGGGCACGAGCCTGCTCAAGGCGGTGGAAACGTTCAAGCGATACCAGGGGAGCGCCGGCGGCGGCACCGAGATCGCGAGGGCGGTCCGCGAGACGCTGCGGTCCGAGCACAGCCGCGTCATCATCCTGACCGACTGTCAGACGATGGGAAACTACGGGGTGGGTGACGTCGACTCGGCCGCCCCGCGGAACGTGCCGATCTACGCGTTCAACCTCGCCGGCTACAATAACACGATGATGCCGGTCACGCCGGGCAGCAACCGCCACGAGCTCGGCGGCCTGACCGACGCCATGTTCGGCCTGCCGCTGCTGCTCGAGGCCGGCCAGGCGGGGCACTGGCCGTGGGAGAGCTGAGGTGCGCCGTCTGGTGCGCCGGCGGCTGCAGCTTCCCGCGCTGTCAGGTCGTGGCTGAGGTGCGCCGGCGACGCCGGCGACGGCACCACCTCGGCTTCTGGCTCTGGCTGCTTCGCCGGGCGAGTCGCTGGTAGAGGCGATACATCAGTGGTACAGTAATCTCATCACCTTGGATGTGAGCGCGGAGAGATGGTGGGGCCGGGTCAACCCGGCCCCATCGTCGTATCTAGGAGATGGAGCAGACACGTGGCGAGAAGGCGAGCCTGGCTGTTCGACGTCGACGGCACCCTGGCCCTGCGGGCCCCGGGCGGCCGCGGGCCCTACGACTGGGACCGGGTCCACGAGGACCTCCCCAACGAGCCCGTGCTCGCCGTTGCGCGGGCCCTGCTCGACGCCGGCGACGAGCTCGTGTTCGCGTCCGGCCGCAACGTCGTCTGCCACGACGCGACCACCGACTTCATCACGGCCCACCTGCACGGTCGGCTGAGCCGTGAGGTCGTGAAGCACAGCCTCTACCTGCGACCCGACACCGACGAGTGGCGCTACGCCAGGGATGTCGACCTGAAGCGGCACCTCTTCTACGTTCTGATCCAGCCCAGGTTCAACGTCATCGCCGCCTTCGACGACCGCAACCAGGTCGTCGACCTGTGGCGAAACGTGGTCGGGATCCCCTGCCTTCAGGTATCGAACGGTAACTTCTGATCAGCGAACGATGGTCAGTGCGGTGATACTATCGCACCATGACGGAGCCCGTAAGATCAACGGGCCGCGATCGGTTGCTCGACGCGGTCACCAGCGCCGTCGACCTCAACGCCCGGCTGGCCGCGATCACCGCGACCGCGGTCAGCCGGCTCGGTGGTCGGGGTCGGTCCGGTCGGATCGACCACTCGCAGCCCCCGTGGAACGCCCCGGTGGCTCACCTCGTCCTCGAGCTGCACGCGCTCGCGCGCTACCTCGAGAACGACCTTCGCGACCTCGCCGGCATGCGCTGGCACGCCCGCGGCGGTGACGACGCCAACACAGTCTTCGCCCTGCGGGCGATCGGCAACCTCGCCGAGGCCGTTCAGGACTCGTGGCTCCTCGAGCCCGCCCACCAGCTCGGTGGCTGGTGCTCGCGCTCCCTGGTCGTCCTCGGGGAGCGGGACGTCCCCCGCCGGCTGCCCCGGAACGTCGGCCAGTCGGAGGCTCGCTGCCCCTACTGCGGCTGCCTCACCCTGCGGTTCTGGTCCAGCCGCGGTGAGGTCCGGTGCGTCAACCCCGCCTGCGCCGACGGTGACGAGCGCCGCCCCGTCGCCCGCATGGACTACTCGGTCGTGACCCAGGACTGGGTCCTCGCCTGGCGAGACGGCACCGTCGGCCTGCCTGCCTCAGCCACTCAAGACGTAGGGATCGCCTCGTGACTGACCCCACCTCGCCCCGCCGCGGCTGGTCCTCGCGTGACCTGCCGGTCGTTCCCACCCTCGCCACGGAGTACTGGTCCGTATACGACGCGGCCGAGCTGCTTGGGCCGCCCAGCCTCAGCGAGGGCCAGGTCCGCAGCCTCATCGACCTGATCAAGCTGCGGCCGGTCGGCAAGCGCGTCAATGGCTCCCGCAAGCGTCACGTACGGGTCTACCTCGCCGAGAAGCTGATCAAGGCTCACGAGGCGGTCGCCGGCCAGATCGACGCCGCCGACTGAAGTGTTATTCCTCGTACCTCAGGTGTTTACTTGATCTTCAATGGTTGATAGGTTCAGGCCGCGCAGCCACCGGTTGATGGCAACGCTGATTGTGACGAGGTATACTATCGCCAAGAGGTGACCTGTCTCAACAGCCTGCCGGTGGCTGCGATCAGCGCCCCAGCTCGGCACCGCGAGAGCGGCGACCGACCGTGGGTGACACCACGGCCTAGGAGACCGGATGTCCACCTCTTCCCTCGGGAAGACCGCAGTCAGAGCCGCCGTAGCGCTCACCGCGACCGCCGCGTTCACCGCGACCCTCGCCTCAACCGCCAGCGCAGGAACCCAGGAACCGGAACAGTTCTCATCCGTCGTCGAGCTGCCGGACCGCGTGGAGGTCGTCCACCACGCGCCGCCGCAGCCCACCAGCTACACCGTCCGCGACGGCGACACCCTCAGCTCCATCGCCCGCGACCAGCTGGGCGACCCGGCCGCGTGGCCCGCGATCTACGCGGCCAACCAGCGCGGCCTGCCCGACCCGGACAACCTCGGGGTCGGCTGGGTGCTCGTGATCCCGCCGCGCGGCACGCCCATCCCGGCGCCCCCGCCGATCCGCTCGGTTCGGGTCGCGACGCCGGTCGTCGCCGTGGGACGCATCGCGTCGCCGACCCCGGTCGCCCCGCCGCCCTCGCGCAACGGCCTGAACTGGGACGCCGTCGCGCAGTGTGAGTCCGGCGGCAACTGGCACATCAACACCGGCAACGGCTTCTACGGCGGTCTGCAGTTCGACTACGGCACGTGGCTCGCGAACGGTGGCGGCGCCTACGCGCCGCGGGCCGACCTGGCCAGCCGCGAGCAGCAGATCGCCGTCGCCAACCGCCTGTTCGCCGCCCGGGGCCGATCCCCGTGGCCGGTCTGCGGGTGGCGCGGCTAGAGACCTCCACCGCCCGGAGGAGATGACGACCCCACCCCTGTCCCCCGGGGGTGGGGTCGTCGCATACCTGGACCCAGAGGGAGGATCGGATGAGCACCGAGAACGAGCGCCTCCTGATGCCCCTTCCCATCGGCCCGGTGGATAGCTACGGCCGCACCCGGGACGCCGAGGCGGCGCGCCTCAAGGCTCTCGGGTGGACGCTCGAGCAGATCGCGATCCACCTCGAGCTGTGGCACGGCGGCAAGCGGGAGAACGGCCCCAGCGAGGACCGGGCCGCCGCCGGCATCAAGCGCGCGATGGCCCGCGCCGTCCGCTTCGCGACGGACGAGACGCGGGCCCTCGAGCTGCAGAGCTACGACGAGCTCGAGGCCATCTGCTGGCGGGAGCTGCAGGCCAACCCGCGCCTCGTCCAGCAGGGCCGGATCATCGTCGACGAGGAGGGCCTGCCCGTTCCGGACAAGCGCCTCCTCATGGAGATCGTCGACCGCATTCTCAAGATCAAGGAGCGGCGGGCGCGCCTCCTGGGCCTCGACGCGCCCACCAAGGCCGAGATCATCAGCGTCGACAGCGTCGACGCGGAGATCGCGAAGCTCGAGCGCGAGCTCGCCGAGGCCCGTAAGATCAACTTGATCTAGTCTGAATCGCCGGGTTCGCCGCACTCACTGCAGCTGTAGACCGTCGTGCCGTCGTCCAGGTCGCACAGCGAGTAGTCGTGACCATACATCTCGCACGGCGTCCAGCTCTGAAAGTCGTCCTCACTGGCCTCGAAGTCCACGAGTCGTCTCCTTCCTCGATTCCTGACGCGATCGTATCACGGTGAAACACAATTGTAAACAATTGAGGAGGGTGCCGTGGCCGACACCCTCCTCGAGGTCAAGCTCGACAAGCTCCGCCGCCTCCGCGAGCTGCAGCAGAAGAAGGTCGACCTCGACAACGGGGACGGCCACAAGAAGACCTGGCGCGAGGCCGCCCGCCCCGACCAGCTCGAGCCCGAGGGCGACTGGTTCGTCTGGCTGATCCTCGCCGGCCGCGGCTGGGGCAAGTCCCGCACCGCCGCCGAGCTCATGGCCGAGAAGGCCCGGCGCTACCCCGGTTGCCGCATCGCCCTCGTCGCCCGCACCATCGGCGACACCCGCGACACCATGATCGAGGGTGACTCGGGGCTGCTCAACTGCTTCAAGCAGACCGAGCTCCGCGGCGGCAAGATCACCGGCGCGTGGAACCGCTCCCTCGGAGAGCTCTACCTCGAGAACGGCAGCAAGTTCTTCACCTACTCGGCGGAGAAGCCCTGGCAGCTCCGCGGCCCCCAGTTCCACTTCGCCTGGGGTGACGAGTCCTGCTTCTGGGCCGACGCCCACAAGGGCACCGCGGCCGACACCACGTGGTCCAACCTCACCATCGCCACCCGCCTCCCGCGCCGCGCCGACTGGCCGCTCGACTACGTCAGCCGCATCGTCGTCGCCACCACCCCGCGGCCCGTCGCCCTGCTTCGCGTCTCCGACACCAACCTCGCGACGCCCGGCCTAATGCAGCGCGACAACGTCATCGTCACCCGCGGCCGCACCGTCGACAACCTCGAGAACCTCAGCGACAGCTACAAGGCCAACGTCATCGCCCCGATGCTCGGCACGCAGCTCGGCCTGCAGGAGCTCGACGCTGAGATCCTCGAGAACCGCGATAACGCCCTGTGGAAGCGCGAGTGGCTCGAGGCCGACCGCCTCCCCCTCGAGGCCCGCAGGGACCTCGACCTCGTTCGCGTCGTCGTCGGCGTCGACCCCGCCGTCACCGAGGGCGAGACCAGCGACCTCACCGGCATCGTCGTCTGCGCCGCCGACCGTGAGGGCCACGGCTACGTCCTCGCCGACTACACCATGCGCGGCACCCCCAAGCAGTGCATGACCCGCGCCGTCGACGCCTACCACGAGTTCGAGGCCGACCGCATCGTCGCCGAGGTCAACAACGGCGGCGACTACATCGGCACCGTCGTCCGCACCATCGACAACAACGTCGCCTTCCGGTCCGTCCGCGCCAGCCGCGGCAAGAACACCCGCGCCGAGCCGGTCTCCGCCCTCTACGAGCAGCACCGCGTCCACCACGTCGGCATGTTCCCGCAGCTCGAGGACGAGATGTGCACGTGGGCCCCCGGCGACAAGGAGTCCCCAGACCGCATGGACGCCCTCGTCTGGGGCATGTACGACCTCAAGGACCTCATCGGCGGCTCCTGGCTCGACGCCTACGGCGTCATCAAGTGCGAGCGGTGCGACCGTCCCTTCACCAAGACGCTCGGCGGCAAGCCCCGCGACAAGTGCCCGTACTGCAGCGCCCCGGTCGAGGAGGCCGCGTGACCCAGCCCGCGCCGCTCCCCAACTTCTTCCAGGCCGTCTCACCCATCGGCTCGCAGTGGGCGCAGAGCTACCAGGTCACCAACGACGACGGCTCCCTCACCAACATCACCAACAAGGTGTTCGAGCTCGTCGTGCGCAACACCATCTCCAACGCCATGGTGTTCTCCGTCAACAACACCACCTCCACCACCTACGGCACCATCACGGTCACGAGCAGCACCGCCACCCTGCAGGTCGTGCTGACCCCCACCGCGACCAACCTGCTCACCGAGTACGGGGCCAACTACACCCTGTGGATGGACCAGAACCTCAGTGACGCCACGGCGCTCGTCGCCGGCGTCTTCTACGGCCGCACGGTCGCCCAACCCTAGAAGGGAGCGCGCGTGGTCAACGTCACCATCACCACGGCCGGCACCGTCGGCCCGCGGGGCAACGGCTGGCTGTCCGGCACCGGCGCACCCGCCAGCTCCCTCGGCTTCAACGGCGACTTCTACCTCGACACGACGAACCCGTCCGTGTTCTATGGCCCCAAGGCGAACGGCGCGTGGCCCGCACCCACGCAGTTCACCAGCCAGAAGAACAACCTCACCGCGGTCACGAACCCGGGAACCGGCAACGACGGCACTCAGGGCTACACCGTCGGCTCCATCTGGCTCAACACCCTCACCGCCGCCTACTTCGTCGCCGAGAGCGTCGCGACCGCCGCCGCGGTCTGGTACCAGGTCTATCAGCTCGGCACGACGGCCGGCACCGCCGCCGCCGGCAACGACACCCGGATCACCGGCGCCCTCCAGGCCGCGAACAACCTGAGCGACGTCGCCAACGCGGGCACCTCACGCACCAACCTCGGCCTCGGCGGGGCGGCGACCCTCAACGTCGGCACCACGGCCGGCACCGTGGCCGCCGGCAACGACGCGCGCCTCGTCAACGCCATCCAGGACACCACGGCCACGGCGAAGGGCGACCTGCTGGTCGCCACCGCGGCGAGCACCATCACCCGCGAGGCCGTCGGCACCGACACCTACGTTCTCACCGCCGACTCGGCGCAGACCACCGGCATCAAGTGGGCCGCACCCGCGGCCGGCGGCGCGACGTTCCCCCTGAGCGGCTACGGGCTGCTGACCGCCAGCGACGATCCCCTGCTCTTCCAGAACTCCTCCGCCCTCGCCAGCGGCACCGTGTTCGGCGCGCGCTGCTGGGTGCCGGCCAACACCGCCCTCTCCACCCTCGTCGCGGCGATCCGCACCGGCGGCACCTACTCGACGTCCACGGTGCCCAACCAGCTCGGCATCTACGACGACACGGGCGTCCAGCTTCACGCGTCCCCTAACGACAACAACCTGTGGAACGTCGCGGGGTGGACCAGCGGCGGCATCACCGCCGTGCCGGCGCAGGCGACCGGGCGGTTCGTCTACATCCTCTACATCCTCGGTGGCTTCACCGGTGTCAACGTGCCCTACGCCCTGGGCGCGAACGACTCCAACGCCCCGTACATGGGCCTCGGCGTCACCAACGCCGGCAACCGACGCGCGTTCTACCTCAACGGCCAGACCGCGCTGCCTGTGTCCTTCAACCCCACGACGGTGGGAACCAACACCGGCTTCGTGCCGCTCGTGGGAGCCTACTGATGACCCTGCCGCAGGGCGGCGGCGGCGGCGCGCCGCAGTCACAGCTCGACCTCGCCGCGCTCGCCGCGGTCAGCAGCGCCCAGCGCCTGCTCACCGGGCAGCCCCGCCTGCCGGTGAGCCGCGAGGACCGCGAGGAGCTCGAGCAGGTCGCCGCCGACGGCGGCCTCTGCCGCTTCTGCGCCGGCATCCACGCCGGCGCCAGCACCCCGGCCTGCCCCCGCCTCGCGGCCGGCAAGCTCAACGGCGATGGGGACGTCGTCGAGTTCAGCTACTGGCAGTCCTGGGACGCGAGCCGCGTGGTCTACCCGGAGGACGTGGACGAGGAGGACGAGGTTGACCCCACGTGAGGAGCTGATGCTCAAGCTGCGTCTGATCAACGACGCGCAGGAGCGCGGCGCCACGTGGGCGGAGATCGCGGCGGCCCTGGGGTACGCGAGCGCCAAGGCGCTCAAGAACGAGATGAAGGTGGCCGCGCGGCGGCTGCAGCGAGAGCTCTGGGCGGAGAACGAGGCGGGGGTTGCCGGTGGCGTCGACTAGATCCATCCTGCGCGCGGCGCGCTACTCACCCGGCGGCGCGCGGCCCACGCCCGCGCCTCAGGGATCGGGGATCTCCACCGGCTCCCTGTCGCCGGCGGTGGTCAGCTACGCGGAGCAACACGGCTACGCCAACGCCTACGCCGGCTTCCTGCCGCGGCCACCGGCGACCTTCACGCAGGGCGCGTTCGGGCCGTTCAGCCCGATCCTGCCGGTTCCCGTCGATGAGCCCGACCCCGCGAGCGGCCGGGCCGACCCGCGCCGCGAGGAGTACCGCGTCGGCTGGAACCTCCCGGTCGGCACGCCCGGCTCGGAGGGCCTCAAGCTCGCCAGCTTCAGCACGCTGCGAACCCTCGCCGACCTGTACTCCGTGGCCCGCGCCTGCATCCAGCTCCGCAAGTCGGAGATCCGGGGCCTCGAGTGGGACATCATGCCCACGCAGGAGGCGGCGAAGGCCAACCGCGGCGACAAGGCTTGGTTCAAGGACTTCGGTGAGCGCCGCGCCAAGGCCAAGAAGTTCTTCAAGCGCCCCGACCCGGACTACTACAGCTGGAGCACGTTCATCGATGCCTTCCTCGAGGAGGTGTTCGTCTTCGACGCGCTCTCGCTCTTCCTGCGGCCGAAGCGCGGCCGCGGCATGGGAAAGGGCCTGCTCGGCAGCGACCTCGACAGCCTGAACCTGATCAGTGGCCCCACCATCCGACCGCTCTACGACATGCAGGGCGGCTTCCCGGCCCCGCCGGCCCCGGCCTACCAGCAGTACCTCTACGGCGTCCCCCGCAGCGACTTCATCAAGATGCTGACGGACATGGACATCCAGGACGGCGGCCTCCGAGGCAGCCAGGTCGCGCAGTTCCGCGGCGACCAGCTGCTGTACGTGCCCATGGTGCCCCGGCGGTGGACGCCGTACGGCTTCCCGCCCATCGAGCGCGCCATGATCCCCGTGCTGTCCGGCCTGCAGAAGCAGGGCTACCAGCTCGACTACTTCCGCGAGGGCACCGTCCCGGCCGTCTACATGTCGCCCGGTGACGAGAACATGACCCCCAACCAGATCCGCGAGCTGCAGGACGCCCTGAACGCCTTCGCCGGTGACCCCGCCTGGCACCACAAGATCATCGTGCTGCCGCCGGGCACGAAGGTCGAGCCGCAGCGCGGCGTGCAGCTCGCCGACGCGTTCGATGAGATCGTCATGACGCAGGTCTGCATGGCGTTCGACATCATGCCCATGGAGCTGGGCATCGCGCCCAAGGTCAGCACCTCCATGTCGCCGGGCGCGTCGCACCAGATGGCCAAGATGGCCGAGAACGTGGGCGAGCGCAAGGCCACCAAGCCGACCCTGATGTTCATCGCGGACATCATCAACAACATCCTCGAGTACGTCTGCGGCCAGGACGACATGCAGTTCGTCTTCGAGGGCCTCGAGGCGGAGGAGGACCAGTCCCTCCTCACCGACCTGCTCATCAAGCAGGTTGAGAACGGCCTGCGCAGCGTCGACGAGGCCCGGGACGAGCTCAACCTGCAGCCCTGGGGCCTGCCGGAGACCAGCGGCCCGGTCTTCCTCAGCAAGAACGGCCCCGTGCCGTTCGGCATGGCGACCGCTGCCGTTTCCGGGACCGTTCCGGGAGCCACGCCCGGCAGTCCGGCTCCCACGCCTCCCGGCCAGCTCGCGCTCCCCGGCGTCCAGCCCAAGCTGCCGGTCACCGCGGCCGGCACCGGTGAGATCCAGAACACCGGCCAGGGCAGCGTTCCCACGCAGCCGACGCCGAGCCCGCACGTCGAGACACCCGGGCACGCGGCGGCCACCGGCGCGGGCAACGCGCCGTCCCGCTCCGCGACCGGCAAGAAGCCGACCGCCGCGCCCGCCAAGGTGGCAGACGCGGCGGCCCTGGAGAAGGCCGCGAGCAGCGAGCTCGAGGCCCTGAGTCGGCACGTGAAGAAGGGTCGACAGGTCAGTTCCTGGGTTCCACGCAACGTCAACCCCGACGCGCTGGCTCGCATCAGCCAGCACATGGCGGAGGGCCTCGAGGTCGATGACGCGATCCGGGTCGTCAAGGCCACGCGACGAGTGATCAGTCTCAACGGCCAGGAATCGTGGGTCGACTCACGCGTCCCTCAGGCCGCGGCCGGCGGTGGCGGCCGATCACCAGTCAGGCACCTCGGTGATGGGACGGAGGTTCCCGGTGGGGTGCCGGCGAGCACGGCTGGGGGTGAGCCCCCGCGGTGGGTTCCGTCGCAGCCGCCCAACGGCTACATGGGTGGCTTCTACGACGGGTCAGATCGCTCTCAAGCGCATCACCCCTCTGGCGGTCGCGATGACCGGGTACCCCTCAGCTCTGGTCACCAAACGGACGTCGACGTTCAACCACCACGCTATCCAAGTTCAGGCACCGGTGGCTGGCCACAAGGTGGCGTTGGCACGGGTCGGCCGTCGGTAGGCGAGCCGCCGGGCGACGCGAACGACCGCGGCCGCGCGCCCAGCGTCGGCGACCTCGGCAAGCGCGTCAAGGTGCCCAAGGAGTCGGTTCACTACCGGCCGGCGGCGAGCCGCGCTCGATCCTGCGGCACCTGCGTGATGTTCCACCTCGACACGCACTCGTGCGACCTCGTGTCGGGCTCGATCGACCTGATCGACGTGTGCGACCGGTGGGAGGGCCGCACCGCGACCAAGGGAGCCTGCGTCGCCGCCGGCCTCGCGGTCCGCGCCGCTGACACCGGCCGCGTGCTCATGCTGCAGCGCGGCCTGACCGACGACGATCCCGCGGCCGGCTCCTGGGAGTTCCCCGGTGGCTGCCTCGAGCCCGGTGAGCAGCCCCGCAGCGCCGCCATCCGCGAGTGGCAGGAGGAGACCGGGTGCGTCCTTCCGGTCGGCCGCTTCGTGCCCGGCTGGGGCACGGAGAGCGGCCGGTGGCTAGGCTTCGTCTACGAGGTCGACCACGAGACCGACGTGCCGATCTTCGACGGCCGCGACCGCGTCACCAACCCGGATGACCCCGACGGGGACCAGGTGGAGGCGCTCGCGTGGTGGGACCCGACGCACCTCGTCGACAACCCGTCGGTTCGCGCCGAGCTCCGGGCTGACCTGCAGCTCGTGCTCAACGCCCTGAGCCGGCCGGCGAGCGAGGGAACGCGCGCCGCGACCGCCGACGAGGTCGCGGCCCTGATGAGCCAAAACTTCAGCGCCGAGGGCTACGCGTGGGTCGACGACGCGACCTGGGTGGGGCCCCTCAACGTCCCCACCAGCCTCATCGACTTCAGCAACGAGCCGCGGTGGGCCGCGCACCACGAGGACGCCGCCGTGGACCGCTTCGAGGCCAAGCTGCGCGCCGGCGAGCCGACCCACCCCGCCATCCTCGTCGACACCCCCGGTGACCCCAAGCTCAAGGTCGTCGACGGCCACCACCGCGCCCTGGCCGCCCAGCGCCTGGGCAAGCCGCTGACCGCGTACGTCGGTCGGGTCCCGACCGTGGTCGGGCCGTGGGACGAGGCTCACTCGTTCCAGCTGAATCACGGCGACGATCACCTCAACAAGACGACCGACTGACCGACGAAAGGAAGCCCGTGTGGCCGCGACCCTCACCCCCGACGGCGAGCTGACCTACTTCTCGTTCCCCATCGAGAAGACCGAGGAGACGAGCGACGGCGACCTCATCGTCTACGGCAAGGCCACCGACGGCACCGTCGACTCCGACCTCCAGATCGTCGACCAGGACTGGTCAGCCAAGGCCATCCACGAGTGGCTCGACACCGGCGGCAACCTGCGGGTGCAGCACCAGGCCCGCCGCGATCCCGCCGGCAAGGGCCTCGAGGTGGAGGCCACGCCCGACGGCCACTGGGTCAAGTCCCTCGTCGTGGAGCCCGTGGCGAAGGAGCTCGTCCGCAAGGGCGTCCTCACCTGCTACTCGGTCGGCATCACCCACCCGGACATCGTGCCGGACCCGACCGGCAAGGCCATGAACGGCATCATCCGCGGTCGCCGTGACGGCCTCACCAAGATCAGCGAGATCTCGCTGGTCGACCGCGGCAGCAACTTCAACTCGAAGTTCCAGCTCGTCAAGGCCGCCGGCGATTCGGGTCAGCCCGAGGACGTGGGCCAGCTGATCCTCGACGACGCGCTCGCGGGAGAGATCGTGAAGGCAGCCGGCGCCGCCCTCGCCGCCGACCGGGTCACGCCGGCCGACGTGGCCAAGGCGCTCACCGGCCACGAGGGGGTCGCCAAGCGCAAGGTGGACCCCAACGTCGGCGGCGGCACCGACCGCGACAAGATCCCCGCCGAGGACTTCGCCGGCAACGATCGCTCCTTCCCCATCGTCACGCCACAGGACGTTCACGACGCCGCGCTGTCGATCGGGCGGGCCGGGGCCGACAACAAGTCCCCGGAGGGGCTGAAGAGCAGCATCATCCGCATCGCACGGCGCAAGGGTGCCGCCTTCGTGGCCCGGCTCCCCGAGAGCTGGAAGAAGGAGCTGGGCATGGGCGACAGCGAGAAGGTCGTCGACGTCGAGGTGGTTGAGGACGCCGAGGAGAAGACGGTCGACGTCGAGACCGAGAGCGACGCCGAGGCGAAGACCGAGGAGCCGGACGAGGTCAAGGCCGGCTCCACCGGCGGCGGCAGCGGCGAGAGCGGCGGCAGCGCCGGCGGTGGGGCCGCGGGTGGCGGCACGGCCGGCGGCGGCTCGAGCGGCGCGACCGACAAGACCGACGCGGACGGCGACGAGGACGACAAGTGCGACGACGGCATGAAGGCCGTCGAGCCGACCATCGAGAAGGTCGTCACCGTCGAGAAGAAGGACAAGGTCATGTGCCCCGGCTGCGGGGCGAACCTGCACGCCGAGCACAACTTCTGCCCCGAGTGCGGCGGCAAGCTCAAGGGCGCGCTCGC